AATTTCTCTGACATACCGTCTCCTGGTGTATGTTTTTTACACCCAAAACAATAAGTGTGGTCACTGTATAATGCTGCGTTATCTTTGCTGCCACAGAATTCACAGGGTATATGACCTATAAATTCACTGCCCGAACCATCATCAATTGGTGGTTTATCCATTATCTCTCTCCAGGTAAAAAGGTACTTACTCAATCGGTTTTGTTTTTAGAGTTTCTGTTTGATCAAGTAAGCACCTCAGTCTCACCTTAAACTTTCATCTAACCAATCTTGTGGTATCCACTTGTGAGCAAATTGGAATCCATTTTTAGAACACCAGGAGGCATAGGTAGTTTTACTACCCTTATACAACTTGGCATTTTGGTTAGAGAATACGAACCGGATATCGATCTCAGGGTGTTGTTGCTTGATTAAGATATGCTTTTGGCGATCTGCTGTAACGAAGCGACCTTTAGATTCAAGATAAAAAAAGCCACCTTTCTTGGGCAGCTTAAAGTCAGGACAATATTTAGATCCTCTTGAGGGTAATACATATGGAATCTTATCGGACTCAAAAATGATGGGTAAATTGTTCTTTTCAATCTGAGTAGCGATCTTTTTCTCTAAACCTGATCTGTATCCGTATTTGACACCTCGATTAGAAGCGGTCTGCTGTTTCTGTCGATTTATCCAATTCTGAGTCATTGAAAGATTCCTCTATTTCAGAAGCTACAAAACCACCATCAACACTTTCAAAACCACTGTCATCACCAGAACCACTTACAGGCTCTATGATTTGTACTTTTGATAACTGTAGAGAGATACCCTTAGAGCCACTTACCTGGTAAGGAGTAATGAACCCACCAATCTTGAGGATACTTCCACCCCAAATATTTGGTACCTGGCTACCAGTTAATACCTGACCAGTTGCATCGTAAAACTTAGGTTGGTATTTACTCTTACTTTTGATGACTATTTCACCAGTTTCATCATCTGTTTCAAAAGGCATTCTTGGTTTATCTTTAGCACCAAACTCTTCTTTTGCTATATCTTTTATTTGTTTTACCAGGGCAGCCGATTCATCAAGAATCAACATACAGGTATAGACACCATCAGGATTGAATTGGGTGTCTGGTTTATTTAACCAAGGGTATCTAGCCCGGCCTTGAGGACTGACAAATTTAATACGTGTAGCCACTTTACTTCTCCTTTTTATTTACGTTTATAGGTTTAATAGGTAGTACAATTCCTAATCGTTTTGCTTCATTGATTAGTGGCTTTGGAAGTTCTTCACCTTTACTTAAAAGTAATAGACTGAGTTCCAACACCTTTTCTTTTTGATGCATATTTAAATCCTCTGGTGTGTAAAAGCGATCAAGACAATCACGAAAAACAGTAATCACTTTTCATAATATCCTCCAAAATAAGATCACCCTTATCAGGTATATCCGGTATTTTTGGATTACTTGGGTTCTTCATTAATTGTTTTGTTTGGTATAAAAAATCATCATACATACACCAGTCTTTATACTGCTCAATGAAACTTCTTCTAACACAATGGAATAAGTTCCAGGTTTGATTAGGCAAGGTGGCAAATGAATCATGGATGACAAAGAAATTCTTAATGCCATTATCTTTACCGACTATAATCGTAGACAATAAATGGGCTGCATCCATACTGTGAATTACATTAGGACTGATTGCAGCCTTATTTTTACGCTTATCTACTTTGTACTCATCTCTTTCTCTAATGCTGACCTGGGAACGCTTTTGAACATGAGCCGAGCGATCATAAAGAAATGGCCGTACTACTTTGGTATTCCATTGGCAATACTTTTGGACCACCGGAAAACCCATAGGAGTCTTCCAGGCAACCTCTTTTCCTTCATCTGCTAAAATACTGGCAATCGATTGAAAAAACTCCATACCACTTTCTGCTGATTTAATTAATGCTCTAATCACATCATAGTTAATCTTGGCTAAATATGACGCTGCTTTATTTTGCTCCTGGGTAGTTCCAAATGGATGCACAGTTCTTATCTTTCGATCCACATCTTTTTGTAAGGGTTTCATTAGATCTTCACAAAGTTGTTGCTTCATTCCATATTGCTTCGAGCTGTATGCCCAAGTCATAGTATTTCTTTTTACAACACTTCTACCTACACCATATTCAAGCCATAGGTTTGCATAAGGGTTGTCTTTTGCATTCTTAAGTTTCTCGTTAACTAAGTCAGCTACTCGTTGGTAAATATCCTGTGGTTGTTTTGTGGGTACTAGGTTTACATTAAAACCATCATCTTTATTTAGTGATGCGGCACTATAGTGTTGTACTCCACTGTTGGTTCCATCCAAGGAAATAGGTAATCCACTTTCATAGTTACTATCTAAAGTTGACTGGTACCACTCGAAACATGCACTTAAGAATTGAAATGGCTTATCTGCTTTACTCCAAATATCAAAAGAATCCTTAAAAGATTTTCCTACCTGACATACAAGCTCTTCATTATCTTCAACCCAAGACACTCTATCCTCTAATGGTTTTTTTGAGATCTTATCAAAATCACCCACGTTAGCTATGTGGATTGCCAGCCACCATTTTGACTCTGAGTCTAACCTGCATTTATCTTTAAAATTGAACATAGCTTTAATGTGGTCATCTCTGTGGTAACTGAAATGTGTCACAGGATAGACTCTGCCACGAAAATCAAAATTCCAGGGCATATAGAATTCATCATAATCACATAAATCTTTTGCACATTTTAAATCCTGGGCCATCACTGCACGAGAGCCATCTATTTCTCTGTTTTTTTCCCTTATGTTTCGGGCATCAATTGACCATCCCTTCTTATCATAAGGTGACATATCATCCCAGGAATCAGGTCTAGTTAGATTTGGTAGATATTCTTTAATAGGAAATTTCCCTAGATTCTTATTGTTTTCCCAGCACCAGGTAACAGCATCGACAACATGTTCGTTAATATTTAGTTTAGTGCTTTGCAGCATATTGAGTGCTTCAATATATTCAGGTAATTCTTGTTCTGTTTTTAATTGATGTTTAACAGTCTCATTCTGCGATCTCCAGGCAGATGTGTTACTTGGATTCTTTCGTATCAATGGAACATGTGAAGCTGTTACTTCATCGTAATAGCATCCGGTAGATATTGAATCCCATGCTTTTGGTGGAATTACCATTGGCTGCAGCATCGGTTCTGCCCAAGAATCCTCGTACTCCAATTTAGCCAGTAAAGCTGAAGCAGTTATGGTTAAGCCTACTTTTTTTGTTGTATTGTTAAATTTACCTCTTTGTAACCAGGTATCAAAAACCTGAGAGTGCTCCATGATCGCATTGATAATAGGACTGCCAGCTTGTACTTTACGTGCATCACTCCATTTCTTTTGAACATAGCCCTCCTTGAATGCAATAATCCTGGCAGCTTTAACTCTATATCTCTCGCTTGAATGTGTTTTTATCACCTGGGACTCAATTCGATTTGCTAACTTTGAGTCTTTATCACGTAGACCTTTAGCCCAGTACTCTAATTCAATACGCATTCCAATCTTGGTTATGCAAGTGGTGAAACTCTGATTCAACGAGACAGCATCCATGCAGCAGTTAAGTCCAATAAAACTTAAGATATCTGTATCTATATTCTCTATATCCTCAAGCCAACTAAATCTTCTACCACTACTCTTATTTAGTTCTGTCTTTATAATACTTTTGATCTCTTTAGAGACTCTAGGTAGAGCTTTACTTATTATGGAATGTGGATGTTTTTGAGTAGATGATCTTTTATTCTTGTCTAACCTCTCTTTGAATCTATAGTTACCGTCTTCAAACATCTGCTGCTCTCGTTGGATTTCGTCTACTAAGTCTGCTTTATTCATTTTTGCTCCCATTACTTTTGCTATCTCAAAGGGTGTACATAAAACCTACTTTGGTGTCTTTTGTAATTTGAAAGCGACCAGAGTGGGCAAAAAAATACTGACCTCCAACTAAGGAGCATCAGTAAGTTTTTATACTAATTTATTTATTTGTTGAGCAGGATAAATTGACCGTCTGACAAAGCCCCAGCTCTTCTTTGTTGTATGTCATATTACCTATAGTTTTATTTTTATGACCACATTTATCACCAAAGCAATTTTGCAATTTTTCAAGCAAATACTGACTGTTTATAGGTTTTCTGTTGACATATTCAGCACATGCTTTGTGGTTAAACCAGTGAGTAATTTCTGGATAATTTGAGCACTCCATAAAACGCTGACATTCTTTGGCCCAAATAACAAAATCTTGGTCAATGTCTTCAGGTACAATATGGACAAATGCTTCATTTAAGTCAATTACATACAAATAGACCGTACCGACCTCTCGCCATGCAAAAAAGTTTTTCATATTTAAATGTGTATTATTTTTTTTATCATCATAGTTTGCTCTGGTTCGCATCCAATGCTTAACGACCAATGTAATATCATTACGAAAAATATGCATCAATAATTCATTGATTGACATATTGAGTCTTTTACATCTTCTTTTAAAGGTTTTAGAAACAAAAATATCTCTTTCATTATTATTTGTAACTGGTTCTGATCCAGTATTTACAAACTCATTGACTACATTTTCAAAATGTTTGACGGCTGTTGTTATTTTAAGTTGGTTTAAACTATTAATACTCTCCATTTTTGCACTCATTTCCCTTGTCATTTTGACTATCCAATAAAGCATTATATGTTTGTAAAATCATGATCTTATTTTCAGTGCTCAATTTTGTTAAATCGATATCTTCAGAGCCTCCTGAGGATATACCGTAGATGAACCAGGCTGGCTCAACCTTAAAATGGTCGCAGATGATTTTCGTGTGCTTTCTTGATGGATAAGACTTACCCTGGCACCATCTCGAAATGACACCATTGCTTACACCTATGATCTTTGCTAGATCCCTTGTAGTAAGCATGTGCTTCTCTCTGAGTGCTTGTAGCCTTTTTGCTTGATTATGAATATACATTTAACTTCCTCCCCCCTTTGGTGTTAATAAGTAATCACTCTATTTTTATACTCTCTGAAATTCTAAACTGCAACTCATTTAAAGAATTGGTCACTTGAGTTAATCTAGAAACAGAATCCAACAAGCGTAGAGTATTTAGCTCTAGGTCAATCAAATAATTGGTTTCGTGTAAAACTTCTTCTAAATCAAGCATGATGCTTTCTAGAATTTCAAGATTAAAACTAACTTCCGTTTGCGCAATATCCTGTAAATGAGGTTTCACAACTTCATTAGCAGGTATACTACTTACCAGTTTTAAATGCTTATTTTCTTTTTCGTCCATTAGTAAGCTACTCCTTCTATGTTGTTAAGCTCTCTTCCACTATTTACAAAATCCACAGATTCAACATTAAAATTAGGCTCTACAGACATCCAAGATTTCATATGCTCAACGTATTTGTCTTTTAACTCGCTCATAACAAAGCGTCTATTCAAATTAATGGCTGCTCTTGCCGTAGTCCCAGATCCAGCAAAAGGATCAAGGACCACATCGTCTTTAAAAGAGTA